AATGGAAATCACTTACGTTATAAGAAGATAGTTAATTATGGGGATGGCAACATCCCCTAACAAAAGGAATAAATATGAATTACGGATTAAGACATGGAACTGTACTGAAATTAGTTTCAGCAGATTCAAGTTCTCTAAGTGGAGCATTTACAGACGGAACAGAATATATTAGAGTAGTTAGTACTATTGCTTGTCATATACATATAGCAGTAGCACCTACAGCAGCAGTAACTACAACATATTTACCTGCAAATGAAGTTGAAACTATTAAAGTATCAGCTGGAGAAAAAATAGCTGTGTTAAGAGTTGGATCATCAGACGGACAATTATACGTTACAGAACTAACCGAATAATTATGGGTAGAGTCAGAGATATTGAATATGATGCTGGTGTAAAAACTAAATACATCCAAGAGTCTGATGGTAAATTAACTATTAATAACTCTCAAGATGTATCTTCTTTGTTAAAAAGAAACAAGGAACTTTACAATCATGATAATGGATATATATCTGGTGCTAAAGAAATGAAAAGAGTGGCTAGTATTCCACCTTTAATTCTTTCTATATGGGCTAAAGAATACAATGGAACAAACAACTGGTTTCAATTACCAAAATTAATTCAAAGAAAGATAATGAAAACTAAACTTAATAGTAATGAGTTTAGATATTTTAGAACAGCTGAGGGAAATTTATAATGGCATTAACAACATATTCAGGATTAAAAACAGCATTAGCTAATTGGTTAAACAGAACTGACTTAACAAGTGAGATAGCTGATGACTTTATTAAATTAGCTGAGTCTGACTTTAATGCTAAACTAAGAATAAGACAAATGGAACAGATAGATGCTATTACAATAGACTCAGAAACTGAAACAGTTCCTACAGGGTTTATTGGAGTTAGATCTTTTTATATACTAGCATCAAGCACTAAATATGTTTTAGAGTATATTACTCCACATAATATGTTTGAAATTAAAGCTGGATCAACAACTGCTAGACCTAGAGTCTATACAATCGAGAGTGATGATGAAGTTGAAACCTTACGATTTGGGCCTGCCCCTGATACTAGCTATACTGGTTATTTATCATACTATAAAAGTTTCGGAGCTCTTAGTGATACTAATACAACAAATTACATTTTAAATAATCACCCTGGAATATATTTGTATGGTTCTTTATACCATGCAGCAAACTTCTTAGGTGGTATAGATCCTAACCAAGTTCAACAATGGTTACAAATGTATATTGCAGCTATGGAAAGATGCGAAAATAACGACAAACAAGATTCATATGGTGGAGCACCTGTTCAACAAAGAACAGATACACAAACCGATTTATCATTTTATAGAGCTAGATAATGATTGATAAAAAAGAAAGAAAACAATTAAAAAAAGCATCAGCACATCACTCTAAGAAACATATAAGTATGATGGTTAAAGATATGAAAGCTGGAGTTAGTTTTACTAAAGCTCACAAAAAAGCTATTAAAAAAGTAGGAAAATAATGCAGATACCTTTTGGAGAATGGCTACCTGATCAACCAGCTCATGGTATGAAAGGTGCTAATGTAGCAACTAATGTTTACCATGCTTTAGGATCTTATAAAAGATTTCCTTCATTGGTAGACTATTCTGGTACATCAAATATTACTAAAGATGCTCGTGGAGCAGGATCATTTAGAGATAACTCTAATGCTGTATTTAACTTTGTTGCAACTAATACAAATTTATATCAATTAGCATCAGGAGTTTTTACTTCTCGTAAAGCAAGTTTAACTGGTGATAGTGATGACTTTTGGACATTCACACAATTTGGTGAATATGTTATTGCAAGTAATGGAGTAGATGCTGTTCAATTTTATTTAATGGGTACATCAACTAATTTTGCTGATTTAACATCTATACAAACAGCAGGAACGTGTCCTGTATTTAGAGTCTCTGGAGTAATAAGAGATTTCTTAGTTGTCGGTAATATAGTTGGAGCAACTAATAGAATTCAATGGTCAGGCATTAATGACATTTCAGTTTGGTCAGGTAAACAATCTGACTTTCAAGATCTTCCAGGATCTGGTGGTAAAGTTGTTGCTATAACTTCTGGAGAAGTAGGATATGTATTTAGACAAAACCAAATAATTCGTATGGATTATGTTGGTGGTGCAACAGTATTTAGACTATCAGTTATCTCACCTAATCGTGGAGCTATGTTTGGAAAAACAGTTTGTCAAGATAACAGACGTGTATTTTTTTATGCAGATGATGGCTTCTATGAAATACAAGGTGATAATGTACAAGGTATTGGTGTAGAAAAAGTAAACAGATTTTTTGATTTAGATTTAAACAAAGCTTTCTCAGATAGAATAGTAGCAGCAACGGATCCTTTTAATACATTGGCTATGTGGTTATATCCTTCTGTAAACAATACTACTAATACAACAGGTATATGTGATCGTATGATTATATATAATTATTCTACACAGAAATGGTCATTAGCAAAAGTAAATGCTAGTCAAATATTTTCACAATTTATTGGAGCCTTTACTGTAGAACTAATGGATATTATATCTGAAAATCTTGAAAAAATTGGTGCATCATTAGACACAGATTATTGGTCTGGTGGACAAATGTATTTAGGTGCAATAGATTCAGATTATAAAGCTGCAATCTTTTCTGGAACTTCTAATGAATGTGAAATAGAAACAGCAGAGATAGAAGCTTTTAAAGGAGCCAGAACTAATATTACAGGAGTTAGACCAATCGTAGATGCTGCTGCAACAGTAACTGTAAAAACTAGAGAAAGATTAGCAGACACAGAAGTAGAGTCTAGTTCATCTTCTATGGTAACAAGTGGTGTTAACCCAGTTAGACAATCAGGTAGATACATAAGAGCTAATGTAAAAATAGCTTCAGGAACTACATTTAACCATGCACAAGGAATTGATCTTGTTGCATCAAAAGCAGGATATAGATAGTGAGTGATATTATAGATATAGATAACGTAAGGTATTCTATGGAAACACAAGAATATTTTCAAAGACAAATTGAAGAAGCAATTAACACATTAGTCAATAAGAACAATACTGAAAGCGATAAAGCGTTCAGTTGGTTCATGAATTAGGGAGATTTATGGCAGGAACATTTTTAGGTAAATACGATACAGCAGCAGCAAACAATACAGCTACAGGAACTGGTTCAGTATCTGTCGCAGAAGGAATGTTGCCTTCCAATATCAATAATGCTTTTAGGAGTATTATGGCAGATATTAGACAGCATTACAATGTTGCTGAATGGATTGAATACGGAGATGGAGCAGGTGCATATACACCAGCTTACGTTTCAGGAACAAGTTTTACAATAGCAGGAGTTAACGTAACAGCTATTTATCACGTTGGACGTAGAGTTAAAGTTACTGCAAGTACGCCAGGCACTATTTATGGAACAATAACAGCAACAGCATTTTCTTCAAATACAACAGTAACAGTAGCATGGGATTCAGGATCTTTATCTAATGAAGCTATTACAAATGTACTTATTGGTGCTTTAAGTAAAACAAATAGTTCTATACCTGTAGCAGGTATTGCAACAGCTAATATAGTAGATGGAGCAGTTGTTATTGCTAAAATTGGTGCTGACGCTGTTGATGGAACTAAAATTGCCGATGATGCAATAGACTCAGAACATTACACAAATGGTAGTATAGATACTGCACACATTGCTGCTGATCAAATAGTTGCTTCTTTAATTGCTGATAATGCTATTGATAGCGAACATTATACAGATGGTAGTATTGACAATGCTCATATAGCAGATGATGCTATTGATAGTGAACATTACGCTGCAGGTTCAATAGACACAGCTCACATTGCAGACGCACAAATTACAGTTGCCAAGATGGCAATAAACTCTATTGACTCAGATCAATATGTTGATGGAAGTATAGATCTTGCTCATTTAGCAGCAGACTCAGTAAACGGAACAAAGATTGTTGATGACGCAATAAATTCCGAGCACTATACAGATGCCTCAATTGACACAGCTCATATTGGAGATGACCAAGTAACTACAGCTAAAATACCAGATTCAGCAATTACTTCTGCTAAAATAGCAGATGGTGCAATTGTTAATGCAGATATTAATTCAAGTGCTGCAATAGATGCAACTAAAATTGCAAATGGTACAGTAACAACTGCAGAATTTCAATATATTAATACTTTATCATCTAATGCTCAAACACAAATAGATGCAAAAGCTGCAACAACTTATGTTGATAATGCAGTTGCTGGATTAAGAACTAGAATTATTGCAGAGTGTGCTTCAACAGCAAATGTAAATGTATCAAATGGTTTAGAAGCTGGAGATGCTATTGATGGTATTACACTTGTATCTGGAGATAGAGTACTTTTAAAAGATCAAAGTACAGGTTCTGAAAATGGTTTATATACTGCAGTAGGATCTGGTGCTGGTGCAGCATCAAGAGATACACAATTTAATTCTATTGCTGAATTATCAGGTCAAATGGTTGTTACTAATCAAGGAAGTGTTAATGATAATAAAATATTCTTATGTACTACAAATAACACAGCATCATTAGGTTCTGACACAATTACTTTTACTGTAATTACTCCAAATAATACAGGAACAGTAACTCGTATTACTGCTGGTACTGGTTTGTCTGGTGGTGCAATTACATCTGCTGGAACAATAGCAATTGATTCAACTGTTGCTACACTTGCAGGAGCACAAACTTTTACAAATAAAACTTATACTTCACCAAAAATAAATGAAAATGTAGCAGTAACTTCTACTGCAACAGAATTAAATAAAATGGCTGGTGGTACAAGTGCTACTGGAACAACATTATTAGATGCAGATAGATTAGTTGTAAATGACGCTGGTACTATGGTACAAGTAGCTTTGTCAGATGTTAAAACATATTTGAATACTGCTGGATATGTAACAGACGACCCTACAGCTTTAGCAATAGCTTTAGGATAATAATTAATAATAACAAATAAAGGATAATAACAATGGCAAACACGTTTAAGGTAGTAACCTTTGCAGCCGAACCAAACTCAGCAGGTACAGCATACAAAATGTATACTGTAGCAGGAAGTACAACAACTGTTGTTCTTGGTTTGATTCTTACTAATATACATTCAGCAGCAGTAACTGTTGAAGTAGAATTAGTTAGTGATACAGCAAATAGAGCTATAGCTAATAATACTGCAAATGGCACTGCATTTTTAGTAAAAGATGTAACAATACCAGCAGGTAGTTCACTTGAACTTTTATCTGGTGGAAAAGTTGTATTAGAAACAACAGACGAAATTAAAATAGATTGTTCAGTAGCAGATAAAATTTCTGGTACTCTTTCTATAATGGAAATAACATAGGATTAATATATGAGCTTTATTGGAAGAATTCCTGCAAACGCAGCTTTAACAGCTAGTGATTTAGCAGATGATGTAATTACTTTGGCTAAAATAGCAGGTGGTACAGACGGAAACATTATTAGTTATGATGCTTCTGGAGATCCAGTAGCAGTTGCTACTGGTAGTGCAGCACAAGTTTTAACTTCAGCAGGAGCAGGAGCTCCTCCAACTTTTGCAACAGTTACCATTCCAGATAATTCTGTTACAAATAGTAAAGTAGCATCAACAGTTATAACTGGTCAAACTGCAGCTTCAACTATAGCTGATGATGATTTAATATTAATATCTGATACTGGAGAAAGTGCAGCATTAAAAAAAATGACTAGAGCAAACTTTGTTGCTGGTATTGGGGGAACTAACGACAATAGATGGTTTGCTTCTAACAATGGAGATCAAACTGTAAATCATAATACTGTGACAACAATAGCTTTTGATAATCAAGTTATAGATTCTGCTGGAGCATATGCTTCAAATACATTTACTGTACCATCTGGACAAGGTGGAACTTATTTAGTTGGTGCTGGTTTGTGGACTTACGATACAGCAGACAGGATAGTTCAACAAGACCTTTATATTACATCAAATTTAGGTGCAGCATCAGAAGATGACATTGGTTTTTTTAGTAATAGACCAGAGGGTGCAGAAGATGAAAGAATATATATGAACCTTACTTTGTTATTAAATTTATCTGCAGCACAAACTTTAAATGTTAGATTAAAACCACAAACTGGAGATAGTGGCTCTGTATTGGTTTCTGGTTCTGGTGCTGGTTCTAGGTTTAGAAACTTTTTTTGGGGATACAAATTAATTACATAGGAAAATTATGAGCATATTATATACAAAAGTTAAATTATATTTAGAAGCTAACTCAAAAACTTGGGATGATGAAAAAGTAGAGTTAGCAAACTATAGTGATGGTAATGGAGATTTTATTAAAAAATGGAATTATAATGGATTGGCTAAACCAACTGCCGAACAAATAGCATCATACGAAACTGATGGTAATACTGCTGAAACTTTACAAGCAGTATTAACTAATAGAAAAAAAGAATATCCATCTATTGCCGACCAACTTGATAAAATTTATCACTCTGGAATAGATGAATGGAAAAAAGTAATTAAAACAACAAAG